TGGTGTTGATGAGAATTTGAAAAACTATCAAGAGATTTATGATTGGATGGTAGGACTTGGGTTTCCTGAAAGTTATGCTCAATCAAAACACCCACAGATTGACAGGCAGGATTTCACAGATAAAGCCGACATCGTTTCTGATGGAACCCTAACGGTTTTGACAAGTGGTATGAACCCAAGTGTAGAATTTACATTTAAGGATATGTTCCCAACCATGTTATCCCCATTACCTTTTGGTTCAGATTTCTCAGAAATTGAATATATGGAATGTGATGTAACTTTCCTTTATACATCCTTTGAGATGAACATTTTGTAATTGACAAATGCTCTATATTGTGTTATACTTAAAAACTATAATACAATTAGACGAGTTTTACGATGAAATTGGAAGAAATACAAGAGCTCTGGTCAAAGGATTGTCGCATAGACCAGTATAGTCTAGAGGCCGAATCTCTTAAAACCCCCCAATTACACAACAAATACCTGAAACTCTACTCTCAGGAGAGGGTGAGATACCATAAGTTGTGCTCGGACAGAAAGCAACTGGTCAGGTTCAAGACAGAATACTATCTAGGTGACCTGAATAATCCAGAGGATTTGAAACAATATAACATCGAACCGTGGCTCAAAAAGGTGCTCAAAACTGATGTTGGCACCTACGTTTACGGGGATAAGGATGTTATCCAAATCAACCTTAAAATTGCACTATTGGAAGAAAAAATATCGTATGTTGAGAGTATCCTGAAGTCTATCAATGGAAGGAATTGGGAGATTCGCAATGCGATAGAGTTTCTTAAGTTCACCAATCCGTAATGGATACACTAACCGTCACAAAGGTTGACGACGTACATATACAGATAGACTGTGAGAAAGGTATTGCAAAGGAACTACATGACTATTTTAAGTTTAAGGTACCCAATGCACGATTTACCCCCTCATATAGAAGTAGGATGTGGGATGGGTTTATCCGCCTTTTCAACTACAACAACCATACCATGTATTATGGCTTGTTACCGAAACTGGACAAATTTGCGAGAGACAGACATTATGACGTAATCTATGACAAGACAATAGAACCAGCGGAAGAACTGTCCCGTAAGGAAGCAAAGGAGTTTATCAACACCCTAAACATGGACATGGTTCCGAGAGACTATCAGATTAGTGCATTTGTCTATGCCGTCAGAAACCGTAGGAGTTTGATACTGTCACCTACCGCCTCTGGAAAATCTCTAATCATCTACATGATACTCAAATATCTCAATCTGAAATCACTGGTGATTGTGCCGACGACCAACCTGGTCTACCAGATGGCATCGGATTTTGAGAACTACTCTAAAGGAACCGTCAATGAAAACCACATACACAGGGTCATAGCGGGTCAGGATAAGAGCTCTGATAAGCAGATTGTGATTTCCACATGGCAGTCCATCTACAAACAACCCAAGAAGTATTTTGCACAATACGATGTGGTTATCGGGGATGAGTGTCACCTATTCAAGGCTAAGTCGTTGACCTCTATCATGACCAAACTGGTCAACTGTAAGCACAAGCATGGGTTCACGGGGACGTTAGATGATACTGAGATAAATAAGCTGGTGTTGGAGGGGCTGTTTGGGCCGACCAAGAAGGTGGCAACCACGAAGGAACTCATAGATGGTGACCACCTCTCCAAGTTTAGGATAAAAAGCATACTGTTGCACTATCCTGAGGACGTTAAGAAGGCAGTAAGGACGAAACATAATAAATACCCAGACGAGATGAAGTTCATATGTGGGTATGGAAAGCGCAATAAGTTTATATATAACCTAGTGGAGTCATTAGAAGGCAACACATTACTACTATATCAATTTGTGGAGAAGCATGGTGAAATTTTATATAACCAACTCAAGGACAATATCAAAGACAGGAAGGTCTTTTTTATACACGGTAACGTAGATGTACAACAGAGAGAGAATATACGGGCGATCATGGAAACAGAGCGGGACGCCGTTGTTGTCGCTTCTTTTGGTACCTTTTCTTTGGGCACTAATATGCTCAATCTACACAATATTATTTTTGGCAGTCCTTATAAGTCACGCATACGAAATCTGCAAAGCATTGGTAGGGTTCTGCGGAAGGGTGACAACAAAAATCGGGCAACACTTTACGATATAGCAGACAATTTCTCTACCAATACGTATACGAATCATACGTTGAACCACTATAAGAAACGCATACTATTATACAACGAGGAGCAGTTTCCTTACAAAATATACAAGGTACAACTCAAATGACAGAAGACATAGCACCCACAGATTTATATCCCGATGAGGGTATCAGATATTTGAAATTGGTCAATGGTGAACAGATTATCGCTCATCTGGTTGATATGGATGAAGATTCATGTTCCTTTTTCATCAAATACCCTATAGAAATCATCTTCCTAAAAAGTGCTGCAGGGTGTGCTTCCCACTTCAGTAAATGGATCATATTCTCAGACAAGGTCCTGTTTGAAATTCCAGCCTGTTCGATAGTAACAATGACAAAGGTTGATGACAAAACCAAAGGATATTATAAGGATTCTCTAAGTTCATTTTATGACGAGGAGTCGGAAGGTTTTCTATCTCAAGAGGTTGAAGAAACAGAAGGTGAAAACGAACTGACGGAAGCCTATCAACGCAGGTTTCTAAATTTCGTTACTCCGTCAGCAAACACAAAATGGAATTAATACTTGATTTAACATAGGTTTTGTGTTATAATACAACATTGAAATAAGAATAGGGTGAAGTAATGGCAAAGAAAAAGAAGCCGGAACATTATATTGATAATGATGAATTTTTGGCAGCAATGGTAGACTTTAAGAAGGCTGTTGCGGAAGCAGAAAAGACAGGTACAGAAAGGCCTATGGTCTCAAATTATATCGGTGAGTGCTTTCTAAAACTGGCAACCCACAGGGCTCAACAGAGAAATTTCAGGGATTATACGTTCATTGGTGGTATGATAATGGATGGTGTAGAAAACTGCCTGAGGTATATAGATAACTTTGACCCCAACATCAGTGGCAACCCCTTCTCATACTTTACCCAGATCATATACTATTCCTTCCTCAGACGAATCGCAAAAGAGAAGAAAAGCTTATACATAAAACTGAAGGCTACAGAGAGAGCCAACATTTTTGCGGGGACCTCAGATTTTAACCCACATGATGTGACTACATATAATGCTAGTGATATAGTATTGAATGAGTGGGCACAGAGGTTTGTTGAAGACTTTGAAACGAATGTCCGTAAGAAGAAGTTGGAACAAAAGAGAAAAGCGAAGAAGAAGGTGAAGTGATGATTACAGAAATTCAGGCCAAGTATGGCCCATCTCTGCCCAGGAAGGGTAAGAACGGTGACTACTTTGTTACCAGTCAGGACGACCTCGTATATGCTTGGGATAAACAATGGATTCAAGTTAGGGATCTCCAAGTCTGTGACATATACGAACACTATCCCAAAAAGGGTCAGTGTGTGCTGTCAGTAGAACAATAAGCACCGATGAAAATTGCACTAATAGCTGACTCCCACTTCGGAGCCAGAAACGATTCGCAGATATTTTTGAACTACTTTCAAAAATTCTATGACGAAATCTTTTTCCCGTACCTAAAAGACAACGGCATCACAACGATGGTCCATTTCGGTGACGTTGTTGACCGACGGAAGTTTATCAATTTCGTTAGTCTCAACGAGATGAAGTCCATGTTCTTTGATAGGGCACTCAAGGAAGAAATTGACACCCACATACTCATCGGCAACCATGACTGCTACTATAAGACAACCAACGTAATCAACTCCATCAACGAGTTGGTGGGAGACTACGACAACATAACCATCTACTCAGAACCAAAGGAGATGATATTTCAAGGTCCCGCAGGGAACGATACCCATGTGTTGATGATACCTTGGATCAACCCCACCAATTATGCCAAAACGATGAGGATGGTGAAGAAGTCCAAATCTCCAATTGTGTTCGGGCACTTGGAAATCAGAGGCATTGAGATGTACAATGGTGTCATAAACGAGGTCGGGGTTGAGGGTAAGGTCTTCAGTGACTTTGAATTTGTAGCCTCTGGGCATTTCCACCACAAATCCTCACTCAACAATATACACTATCTGGGCAACCCATACCCCATGACTTGGAACGATTACAACGACCCCAGAGGGTTTCACATTTTTGATACCTCTGACAAGTCTATGGAGTTTGTCAGAAACCCATACACCATTTTCAACAAGCTGTGGTATAACGATGAGGACGTAAAGAGTGTCAAGGAGCTACTGAATTTCGATTCAGATAAGTTCAAGGACCTGTATATCAAGGTGATTGTGACTAAGAAGACCAACCCCTACTGGTTCGACCTGTATCTTGACAAGCTATACAACTCGGAAATCGAGAATATCCAAATCGTTGACGACCATTTCAACGTAGATGAGGAAAATGAAGATGACATTACTGATGAACTGGACGACACTATTACTATACTGACCAAGTACATAGATGACATGGACTTGAATATCAACAAGAAAAAACTTGACAATCTTATGAGAAGCCTCTATAATGAAGCTATTAACATAAGTGATACATGATACATTTCCAAGTAATCCGTTTCAAAAATTTCCTGTCCACAGGGAACGCTTTCACAGAGATACATCTTGACAAGCATAACACCACATTGATTGTCGGTGAGAATGGGGCTGGAAAGTCCACCATATTGGATGCCCTAACGTTTGGGTTGTTCGGCAAGCCCTTCAGGAAAGTCAACAAACCACAACTGGTCAACTCGGTCAATCAGAAGGGCACCATGGTCGAGATAGAATTTAGAGTCGGCAAGAAGCAATACATGGTCAAACGGGGCATCAAACCTGCTGTCTTTGAAATTTACGAAAACAGTAAATTATTGAACCAACCCTCTACGACAAAGGACTACCAGAGCATCCTGGAGAGGATGATACTGAAGTTGAACTACAAATCCTTTACGCAAATCGTAATCTTGGGGGTGTCGTCCTTCATACCCTTCATGCAACTCCCTGCTGCCCACAGGAGAGATGTGATTGAAGATTTGTTGGACATTCAAATCTTTACCAGTATGAACGTCCTACTCAAGGAGAAAGTTCAGGAAAATAAGGGGCAGATAAATTACAACACGGTGGAAAGGAAACTGTGTGATGAGAAGGTAGCCCTACAGGAAGATTACATAACTCTCCACAAGGAGAATACCAAAAAACGTGTTGACAAGTATAAGAAGGAAATCAAGAGCCTTGACCGTAAGATAATCACCCACGGAAAGGCCGTTGACAAACTGGGGTCGAATAAGTCAAACATGATGGACACCATCAAAGATGGTACATCTGTCAGCAAGAGGTTAAGGAAATTCCAGAAGTTTGAGCACCAAATCAAAACGAAAATTGCCAACCTCCAAAAGACAATCGAGTTCTACACCGATAATGAAAACTGTCCCACATGCAAACAACAGATTGATGAGAAGCAGAAGGACAAGATTGTCACAAGAAAGACCAAGACACTGGCCGAAAACATGGATGGGTTCGACCAGTTGCAGAAAGAAATCGACATAGTTGCGGATAGGTTAGACCAGATTGCAGAAGTAGAAAAACGGATTGCAGAGGTAGATGAAAAAATTACCAACGAACAGAATGCCATCATCACCCTGACCTCATACAAAAACAGGTTAGTGGATGAAACGGAATCGTTGTGTGTCAACAAGAAGGACTTAACCAAAGCGACCAGTAAGTTGAAGACTCTGGAAAAGGACAAGACAGAACTGAAAAAACAGAAGACGGAGTTGCTTGAGGAAATGTCCCTGTTCAATATCGCTTCGATGTTACTGAAAGACACGGGTATCAAAACGAAAATCATCAAGCAGTACATACCTCTCATGAACAAGTTGATAAACAAGTATCTTGCGTCTATGGATTTTTTCGTGAACTTTGAACTGGATGAAAACTTCAACGAGACTATAAGGAGTCGGCACAGGGATGATTTTTCATATGGCAACTTCAGTGAGGGTGAGAAACAACGTATTGACGTTGCGTTGTTGTTGTGTTGGAGGGCAGTCGCCAAGAAAAAGAATAGCGCATCAACCAACCTACTTATCTTAGATGAGATTTTTGATGCGTCACTGGACGAGAATGGCACAGACGAGTTGATGAAGATTCTCCAAACAATCGGTGAGGGTACCAATATCTTCATCATCAGTCACAAGAAGGACACATTAGTTGATAAGTTCAACAACGTGATACACTTTGAGACCTATAAGAATTTTTCGAGGATACAATGATATACGACCTAGTAAAACCTACTGATGAGATTCTGCATACGCAAACAGAGACTTTTGATTTCAAAGAGCCACCCATTGACCCCATGGAACTCTTTGAAGATATGAAGGAAACGATGATAAAGCATGAGGGGTTGGGTCTTGCGTGTCCTCAAGTAGGATTGCCTTACAGGATGTTTGTATTTGGTCACCACTTGGATATAGAGAATGTTGTTGGTGTGTTCAATCCACAAATCGTTGATATACCTGATGGGGAAAAGTTGAGATACACAGAAGCCTGTTTGACATACCCCGACCTCTACATTGATATCAAACGACCTGATAAGATTCGAGTACGATATACCACCCATGAAGGTGTAACCGACACCATCAAATTTGATGGGTTGACCTCTAGGATTTTCCAACATGAGTATGACCATCTAGAGGGAGTTATGTTTACTAAGGTTGCTACTAAATTTCACCTCCATCGGGCTCAGAAATACCGTAAGCTCATCTTGAGAAAGAGAAAGCGAGTAAAGACTTGACATTTACTAAGAATAGGTGTATAATATTAAAATGACACAAGACCTTTTCTTTTCAGAGACAGAGATGGATGAAATGTACCAGAAATGGCATGACACCCAAACGTTTGAGGCTGTGGATAAAGATGAGATACGGAAGACCGTCGTTGATGACCTCAACAAGATTAACCAAATGTCTGTTGAAGAATATACGTTGTACCAGAAGTGGGAAGAAATACAATTCAAGTACCCCACAGTAAATGATTTGTTTGGTGGTCACAGTCTAAAAAACAAAAGACAAATCAACGCCATCAACAGGGCAAAATCCCTCATTTGGATTCCAAAGTCCCTTGACGACTATATGGGACTTGAACCAGAACTGGTGTATGTGAAAGAAGGAGACACAAGTGTCCCGACATCTGATAATCCTGACCAGATACCACTCTCTACAGACTGGACGACACTGAGGATATTCTGTTCAAATCAAATGCACGCCGGAGTGGGACCCCAGAGAGCGATGAGTTTCCTCATCCGTGACAAGGTGTCAAGAAAATATCTTGGCGTCATTACTGTATCTGGAGATTTTCTAGACCTGACAGCCCGTGACGAGAAAATCGGTTGGACGAGGGAACAAAGGACAGATGAAAAGAGGGTTCGGTTTACTGCGATAGGGTCGACCATTATTCCCATGCAACCACTAGGGTTCAATTATGTTGGTGGTAAGTTGTTATCGTTGTTGTGCTTGTCGGAACCGGTGCCTAAGTTGTGGGAAAAATCATACGGTGATAAATTGGTTGGTGTGACCACGACCTCTTTATATGGAAAATACAAGGGGGGTCATGGGATGTCCCAGTATGACAACCTCAAATATTGGAAACGTATGGGGTATTCCAAAGGTAGTATCGCATATCAACCATCTAAGAAGGTCAAGAAGGTTATGCGGAATTGGTTACGAGTGGAAAATCCCAGAAAGTATTGGGAGTACACACTTGCGACCAGAAGGTCTGGTCTACCGTTTAAACGTGATGCAACCAATAGGTGCAACCAAACATGTTACAGGGGTCTGGATATCAAGAGTGACCGTTTCCAAAGTTCCCATGAACGTGGTATCTACTTTGCAAAACTATACACCAACACCAACGAATTTTTACGTGCCGACATCTCAGAGGATAAACTGGAACCTGCGTTTGACAACTCGGTGGAGACCTTGGTTGACCTATGGAAAAACAAGTATGCCCGTCGTAGGATAGAATCCTTGCAACGGAACGACCGTGTGAGTGACGAAACCTTCTTTTTAGACGACCTGGTCACGAAAACATGGCCGGAAACCAAGGAAAAGTATCTCGGTGAGGTCGGTCGTTAGGAAAAAAATGCTAAGTCATTGATTTCTAAGGGTTAAAAGCGTAAAATAGTACTTGACATGGTCTACCAGTGTGATAGGATAGTATTGTAATTAGAGATTAATGCAAAACACCCACAAATACGCAAAATACATCGAAAGTAAGAATAAACTTGCTCGCCTGTTGGCGACGGAAAATCTTACTGTTCAGCATGAGGTGGGTATCACCAGTGCGTATTTTGAACCGAAATCCCGAAAAGTTGGACTCCCTGTCTGGAAGGATATGGGCAATGACGTTTATGACCTTTTGATTGGTCATGAAGTTGGTCACGCCTTATACACCCCTCCTAAGGGTTGGCA